TTTTTTTTTTTAATATTAATTATTATTTAAAGTTCAGATATACGTCCTACGGATACTGTACATCCTACTCTTTAGATTTAGAACCAATCTATAGTTCATTCCACCAAGTATCCGACACATCAAACAGATCATTGTAATCCATAGGCATAATAGTGATTTCTTGATAAGACTCATCATACACATTCTTAAGAACCAGAGTCTCCCAAGTGGGAAACCCATTACAAAGATCTTCTGGAGTCAACCCTTGTTGTCTTGCCTTCTTAATGTCATCATGTCCTAATCTATCATAAAGAAGATTTGCAAGATTCTCTGGTGTTGCTACGGTTGCCAGCAACTCTTCATAGATAAGTTTCAATCGCTGATATGCATCTTCATTCGAGGCATACGTAGCATATGCTTGTCCAAGAACAGAAAGCATTACATCAATTACATCTCTCTGTCTGGTGTCTCTACTCCATGCACTTCTCACTATAAACTCTGCAGTCTCTCTAAAAGGGAGGTATATACTCTGTCCGCCTCCTTTCACTGGATTCAGAACAAATTGATGCTTCAAAAAGGTAGCGCCACACCGAATAAGAATACCTTCCCTAATATCGGACAGGAAAGTAACACCGTCCTTCATATCTCTAATCTCAACATCAAAATGGTCTTTCATAAACTTGGCGAATAAGGTGCCGCTAAAAAAGGTAGATTCTTGTCCTTCTCCTTTATTATACAAGTGATCATCACCATAAACTACTAACCTTATGCGAGCATACAAGTGAAGTTCCAAACTTTCTCGTAATTCTTCTGGTGCAGTATGAACTTGATATATTCCAAAAAGAGAGAAATACATTGCCATTATCCAAGAATCCATATGCGATGTATTATACGCTCCTGATGGAACACCTCCATGAACAATTCCCCACATATCACCAAAAAGCTTTGTTACTCTATCTAGCATATTCTTAAGTAGAAACTTAACTATCCTCTCAAAAGCCGGATAATCTTCAGAATCTTTATCAAAATGTATGCCCATTGTCGAAAAGTACAGGTTAACAAACAAATCTCTTACCGTCTGATCAAATAGTTTTGCATCTCCTTCAACCAATATAGGTTTCATGTCATTATGCAGCCATATTCCTAGACACTGTGCAATGGAATCTGCACCTCCCCTAGGCCAACGATGTCCTATTCTTATTACTTTCCCTCTTTCTTTCAAATGTCTGACATAACAAGTCAACCTCTCCAAGTGATTAAAGATAGAGTTTGGTATATTAAAAATCCGCAATTTTCTACACCATGAAGAGAAATCTGCATCCGACTGCTGTTTGACAAATGAAAAGAAATTCTCTACTTTCGGTGGACAGACCCATGTGACTCCTGGCTCCTTTCCACTATTTAAGTACTCTAACATATCTTCTAGATCCTGACTGATCGAATCTATTTTTTTCCCTCTAGCTGCTACTTTTACCGGAAACTCCGTATCTTCTGTAATAGTCTTCCTAATTGCGGAGTAGTTCTGTCCGCTTGCCGCCCCCAAGTACGCTCCTCTTAATGGTCTTAAAGACAACTTAAAAGGTATTTTCTGTTCTAAATTCACCCCTAGCTGTCGATATAACCAATCCATAGCTTCTCCCAAATACTTAATAGGTTCTCTAACTCTTCCAGGAAGTGGCGGTCGACTCATCGAAAG